AAAGGAAGGTTGGTTTTTTAATTTTTGTTTCATGACTAAAACTCCTTTAGTTAAGATTAAATTTAATACACTTAATCTAAGGAAATTTCAATCATACACAGAATTATTTACACTACCAAAAAGTATTACTCAATTGGGTCTGATGGTTCATTTATACTACTTATAATAAATTTATCAGTCTTCAAGCTTTTTTCTCCCTTGAAAAAGCTTGAAGCTTATAAATAGATCAATCCTCTTTGTAAACACATTCCAAATCAACTACATAATTTGAACCAATTGTATGTACAGCTTTTTTTACAAACCACTCACCATCTATTTTTTCTCTAAAACCAAGGATTTCAACAGGTATCTCAGCTTTAAACTCAGTATTACCATCTAAACTTAAAGTCAATTTTTTATAATTTTGTTTTATTTCTTTTAACTTTGCTTTGGCCGCTTCTATTGCAATATCCTTATTATGAAAAACATCAGTGATATTAAAAACTGGCTTTCCTTCCCCTTCGTTGATTGTACTAAGCCCCCCTGTTGTTATATCGTTCCACGAAGCACTTACACTATTATAATTTTCTCTACCAACAAAACGATAATTCCACCTTTTCACATCGTTTCTATATATCTTTATCTTGGGTAGACTCTTACCCGTAACACTTTTTGCTTTAGATCTTTTCATTATAAGAAAATCATCATTTGACAGTTTAAAAACGGCTCCAAACTTTTTACAAATTCTAGTGATAAAATGAAGAGTGCTTTCATTAGCCTGTATCATTTGTATATCAACCGGGATATTTCCTATTTCTTCATCTATTTTTAAATTCAAATTGTTTTGACTAGCGATCTCAAAAAAAAGTTCTTTTAGATTGTTTTTTATAAAAACTTTTCTTTCTAAGGCTTTTAAGTTGGTTTGCATATTAGCTGATTTGCCCTTAACAATCATAAGGGCTGGAGGATCTATAATATCAACGTCATCAATGATAAACTTACCCATAAAAGTTAAATCATCACCATACCCCATTGATACCGAAGCTATTACATCGGTACGAGGAATAGCTAAATTGCCTTCGCTATCATCTATCTTCATAGTAAAAGTATCGGCGGTAAAACCTGATTCATCGGTAATACTAATGCTTTTTATCTTTCTTTTAATTTGCTCATCTAACGGGTTCTTTTCAATAAGGATTTTGTAGTTAGGTTTCATATATTTATATAAAATGATTTATTTTGTCTTTACATTATAAAACATCTATGTTACCATTTAAACATGAGGCTGAGATATGATAATAAAAAAAACCAAAAGATTAAAGCTGATAAAGACCGAAGAGGAATTGATTTTGAAATAGTATGTCAATTAATAATAGATGATAGTATCTTAGACTTTCAAAAATCTAAGACACGAGAAAACCAATATTATTTTGTAGTAAACTTTAATAATTACGCTTTTGTCGTGCCAGTAGTAATAGATGAGGAAAAAGATGAAATATTTTTAAAAACCGTCTTTCCTTCAAGAAAGGCAACAAAAAAATACTTGAAGGAGTAAATTATGAAAACAAAAGATTACCCAGACAACGACCAAGAATTAAATTTAGACGACTTTGAAGAAATACCAAAAAACGAAAAAGAAAGACTTATCGCTTTAACTAAAGAAGCTGTAAAAAACCGAAATAAAACTATCACACTAAGAGTTAGTGAAAAACTCTTGATTAACATCAAAGAAAGAGCTGAAGAATTTGGCCTTCCCTATCAATCATATATGCAAATGGTACTTTTAAGACATCTTAATGGGGAATTTTACGATAAACCATCTATAGACAAAATGGTTAAGACTCTATTAGCTAATAAAGGTTAATCCCAAAGGGAGATCTCGTTTTTAGGTTTTTGTAGATCGTTTTTTGTCAGGGGGGGGAGAAATATACTGATTCCAATTTCATAATGAGTTCCTTTGTCTGCTAAATGAGGATTTAAAGACAAGACTTTTTCTACAATTTCGCAGGTAAACCCGTAATGTTTAAAACAGATTTCATCTAAAACATCATCTTGTTTGGTTGAATAGAGCATCAGATCTTATTTCATTTCTTGTTTTACTTTTTGCGCAAAATAAAAATCATTCAATCCTTCTAGTATAAAGGTTTTAATAATAGCTTGTCTTGTAGTTCCCATATATTCGACTAATTCATCTAAATCTTCTATCATTTTCATTGTTAAATCAAGATTAGTTTTTACAGTCTCAATATTACTTTTTCTTGGCCGTCCTTTCATTGGAGGTTTTAAGCCATGTACTGTAATTTCGTCTTTATCCCTTATTTGCATTTGACTGATTTCTTCTTCAACCTTTTTTTTTGTCCATTTTTTTTTAACCATATTGTCCTCGTATTTTTTTATATATACTTTTTTCTTTATCAGAAGAAGCCCAATAAGTAATCAAATGGATAAATTCTTCATCTAAGATATCTTCGTAAACAATAGTCATGAATTTCCTTTTAACTTTCCCTATTGATCTAACTTGCTCAGGATATCTATGATTTGTATACGTTACATGGTATTTACTGACTATTTCTTCTGCAACCTCCAATAAAGTAAACCCTCTAGTTCTTTTTAAAATCTTTGATTTTTGATCATCCCATTCAAATATACCTTGAGTTTCCATATTTAAAATCATAGTTTTTATGATTTAATTTGTCAAGAAAAATCATAAAAACTATGATTTTTTTTACGATTCATATTTTTTGATAGCCAGATCAAATTCAATTTTTTTGGTTAAACCATCTTTTAAAAAATAGCTTTTTGATTCTCCTATACTGATAATTACCCATTTACCGTGAGAATTCCCTAGGCCATCGACTAATAATAAAGGCTCTCCTTTGGCTCCTTCTTTTTTTATTTCCTCTATATATTCCAAACCTCTTTTTCCGGCCTTCTCTGGGTAGATAATGCCTTTTAAGTTAACTTCATCATTTTTAAACCCAGAAAATTGTAATGATTCGTAGTTGCCAAGTCTTTCACCGGCTACCCACCTAAAAGATATATGTCTTCTAAATGAATCATAGGCGGCGGTTTTAATAGAAAATCTTAAATCTCCTAGTGCCATCATTACACTTTCAGTCATACATCCTGGCCTCTTTTTTTAGACTTAATTCTTCTACCAATTCCTGTAATTTTTCTTTTACCTTATCAGCTAAAGCCTCCTCATCCATGCCTTTTTCTGCATTAATCGTTATAGGAGCGTTCATAGACAAATCTCTAATAATTGACCTTTTAGAATCGCCTTCTTTGGCTGTTTTTTGTAGAAGACTTTCCGATTTAAAAAGCGATTTTTGGCCCCATATTTTATCCATTAACCCACTTGGTAAGATAGAACTGACATAATTTTTTATCCCTGCCCCAATAGACTTGATTTTGATCCATCCCACCTCAAAAGGCCGAGCTATATTTAACCCGGCAAAAAAGCTTTTAATAGGTTTCCAATACTTGATTATTAATCCCGCTCCTAATGCTATACCTGTAATAGTAAGCCCAATGGGATTAGCAACTAAAAACAATGAGACCGCTTTAAAACCTCCTAAAAGTCCTAATGTAGCTATCTTAATGCTTCCTATTATTGGGGCAAGTGCTGCCATTTTTACACTCATTGCCACCATCCCAAATTTAATAGCGGCAATAGTACCTAAAACACCAGAGCTAACAGCTAAAAACCCACCTGCGGCAGTTGCTAAAGCCCCAAAGCTCACCGCTCCAAAAGCAACAACCTTTGTCAAAGAGGGGTATTTAACAGTTAGGTCAGAAATTTCCCTAACTAAATTGGTGGTGGTTTTTATCACCTTGCCTAAAGTTGGCATTAAGACACTTGAAAATTTAATAGAAAGACCCTCTAAAGCCGATCCCAAAGAAGTTAGAGAGCCTTTCATATTATTATCCATAATCTTAGCGACTCTTGCGGCTGTACCACCAGAATCCTTCATTGCCATTTCAATTTTCCTAAGCTCACTAACGCCTTTGTCTGTTTGCGCTTTATCCAAAAGAGCTAAAAACCCGGCTGCGGGTTCTTCTCCAACTATCTCTTTTAAAATACCCATCTTCTGAGCTGAACCCATATCCTGAGTTTTAATCGCTAATTGCTCAAGTATTGAAGACAAACTTAAAAGATTTCCCTTTGAATCTTTGGTTTTAATGCTAAGTCCTTCCATTATTTGAGCTGCCCGCCCAACTGGCGCAGAAAGACGCATTAAACTTCCTCTTAAAGTCGTCCCTGCTTGAGACCCTTTAATACCCACATCAGCCAGAACACCTACCATACCGGCCACTTGAGAGATGGGAATATTCAATTGAGAGGCAATTGGAGCTACATATTTAAAACCCTCTCCCATTTGCCGCATATTGGTATTGGTAGTCGAAGATGTTTTGGCTAGTATATCGCCTACTATGCTAATTTCTGAGGCATCCATTTTAAAGCCTTTTAGGATATCACTTGATATACTGGTTGCTTCAGCTAAATCCATTTTTCCAGCTTTAGCCACATTTAAAAGACCAGGTGTGGCCTTTAAAATTTCATTGGTTTTAAATCCTGCTCTACCCAAATTTTCTTGAGCAAAGGCAACCTGAGTTGCAGTAAAGGACGTAGCAGAACCTAAACTAAGAGCTTGCTTTCTAATAATCTCCATTTGCTTTGCTCTTTTTACCGGGTCTTTTTCTCCACCCAGAGCAACTGCTTCTACAGAGCTTAAAGCTGCTTCAAAGCCAATAGAAGTACCAATTGGTTTTTGTATCATTCCTAACGTAGTAGCTCCAACCCTACCAGCCGCTCCTGCTGCCAAACCTAATCCACCCGCTGTAATTGCGGTTTTATCTCTTTGTTCTCTGGCTTTATTTAATCTAATCTCTCCCTCTTTTACTCTTTTAAGTCTATTTTCTTGCGTCTTTAGAGCAAAGTTATATTTGTTGGTTTCCAAAGTTATCTTTCTAATGTCAGCTGATAAATTTTTAGTAGAAATTCCAACCGAATATAAGGAACGCCTAACACCTTCAGTCTTTTGTCTTTTTTGTTCAAAAACATCTTTTAAATGACTTGCTCTTTTTGCAGTTCTGGTAAATTCATTTCGTAGTGCTTTAGTCGGTTTTTCGGTTTGGTTTATTTTACTAGCTAACCTTTTTACCTCTTGACCGGCTCCTTTCCATTCTTTCTCAGCTTCAATAGTTGCCTTTTTTAAAGTCTTAAAAGCCGTAATTTTTTGACTTTGACTTTGTAAAGAGGACAAATTAGCTTTGGTACTTGAAAAATCTTTTGATAAAATTTTGGTGCTTTGTGATATAGCTTTAAACGGCGAGCTTATTTTATTTAGAGCTTCTAGCCCAATAGTGAATTTTCTGTCTGCCATCTTAATCTTTCCTTAGCTAGTTCGTGCCAAATTTCCAGCTCATCAAATGGAATATTTTCTATTTCTTCTTTTGACCATTTGAAAGCAAAGGCAATATCAGAAATTATATCCATAAGTTCTTTTTCTTCTTTTAAAACTCGCCTAGTCCTAAAAAACTTTCAATTTTATTAGATAATGTTCTTAAATCTTTTGCATCAATTTCATCTACGGCATTAGGGGGAATTTCGCCTAAATTACTAACCATGGTTATAGTTTTTTCTTGATCGGTTGGTACATGATCTACAGCTCTCATATCCCTAGTCAGTGGTCTTCTTAAAGTAACCTCCGTATATTCTTGACCATCAAGTTTAAAAGGATATTCCAGCTCAATTGTTTCATTTATTACGCTCTTTGGATCATCTGCATTTCTGATAGTTCTTTTCTTCTTTTGCATTTTTTCCTCCTAGACTTTTAAAGAATAAAAACTTTATACTTAAATACTGTGCCTAAATCATAAAACTAGATTTTTTACATATTATCTATCTAATTAGCCATAGTACCCACTTTTTCAAGAAATGTAGCAACAACGGCATTAACGGAGAAAACAAAAGAAAAATACCGTCTCTATAGATAGAGCTGGTGGAGCTAGAATCAATAACAATGAGTATCCCTACTACAAAAAGCATTGGAGAAATTACACTGGTTAAAATAAAAACAGATTTATATAATTTGCCAATAAACTTAGTCAGATTAAAGTTTTCCATTTCTTCTCCTATACTCTTAAAATAGCTGCTCTTTGCAATGCTAATTGATCTTCTCCGCCAATAATTCTAACCATGTTCTCCACATCAATTTCTATCATATCGGCTCCTGCATAGTTAAGTCGGTAGTAACTACATGCTACCGAAAATTGCATAGTAGAATCATCGCCGGCTTTCCAGGTTCCCATATCAAGTGTTTTTATTTTGCCTCGCATATAAACAATAATAGGAATAACCGCCAAACCCTTTAAGGCTCCTCTAGCTGATAGTGAAATCGGCCCACCCATAGAAAAACCAAATTGCCTCAAAATATTAGGGTCATATTCGGATAAAGTGATGGTAGCCTCTAGTTTTTCCATTCCCATATCTAGTTCAATAGGAGCATCCATCCCGCCTGATCTATGTTCTTCTGTTTGAATATTTAATTTAGGTAGCTCCATTTCTTCAATAAGTCCGGCATAACCTCGGCCATCACAAAAGAGGTTAAAAGCTTTTAGTTTATGGGGCATCATATTAACTAGATTCATATTAAAATACCTCCGTTAGATAATTATCGACCATGTGGCTTCTAAAATGTACGGTCTGAGCTGGATAAGAAGGGGTAAAGTCGTAATCAAAGTAAATGTTTCCTAATTTAATCTTATCATTGCTATTAATTTCGGGATCTATCCAGCATTTACCGCCCAAGATAGCCCCTTGTGCTTTCAAATCACGTAGATAATTATTGATACCTTCTGTTACTTCTTCCACATATCCTTTGGTAATATTTCTATCTACCGCCCATAGGTGAGATCTCATAATCGACTCATTGACCATATCAGCGGTTCTACGAACATTGATAAACTGGTATTTCTCTTCTTTTCCTTTTCCCGTATTTAAATTACCCCACAACCTAAAACCGTCTTCCCTGATGGTTGTTGTTATGCGTTTTTCATTTAAAAGGTTGGCGGTACAATTAGGGTCATTTAGAGCAAAATCAATAGGTCTTGAAGTTCCAACAATACCCTCAATAACATGATTGGAAGGAGAAACCCAGAAACCTTCCTCTGCATCTACCCTGGCAATTAACCCGGCAACAAAAGAACTTGGTTCTACCTGCGTTTTCTCATCAATTTTATACCAAGGGTCAATAGGGTAAAGTCTTGAAGAGCTAAAACTTTCAGTAAATTTCATAGCCTCATCATCATTGGTGTTTGGCCCGTCTAAAATAGCAATCGCCCATAATTTCCTAGAAATTTCACTTAATTTATTAGCAACTTCCTGATACTTTGAAAATCCAGGGGCAGTTAAAATCTTAGGGGCATAACCACAAACACTTTTAGCTGACAAAAAAGCATCTATCCCCGTATTTTTAGGTGCGCTTGCTGCCCTTGTTCCCTGTCCTAAGAGCTTTTTAATAAGCGTCTCATCTGTCACCTTTTTATTATCAATATTAATAACCACACAAAGCGCACCTGCTTGAGTATAAATACCCTTTAATGCCCTAGGAATTGAAAAAGATTCATCCTCTCCAAAAATTTCCTTTCCCTTATTAGGGCTATTAACTAAATAAGGTTTATTTAGTTCTCCTTTGGGAGCCATTCCAATCACTCCAATAACGGAAGACCGCACCGTTTTAACTGGCATCGTTCCACCGTCAACATCCTGATAGCTTATACCGTGCATAAATGACATAATTTAACCCCTCACTCTTTTAAAAAATTCAATTCCTATTAATGTAAATTGTTCTTTACCTAGATTTATAATAGAGATCCCAGAAAAATCCTTTCCATCTGGGATACTATCAAGCTTAATAATAATTCTGGTCTTTTCAAATGAAGGGCTTTTTATTTCTATATTTTTCTGACCACCTTTACCTAAAACAATATGCGGTTCGTTAGGCTTTCCTCTCTTATGATAGGCTCCGTCTTGTTCATTAAAACGAACAATAGAAATATAGGTTTTTTGATCTGGTGAAAAACCTGACTCTGCAATTAAATTAAGCTCACAATCTTTTCCACTAAACCCAACAATTCTGACAAATTCCTTAATATTATAATAACAAGGCTGATTATTAAAAATTGGGGTATAATCATTCTCGTTTTTAAAAGAAAAAGCCTTGGCCTGTGCATCACTTAAACCTAATCCAACCAACTTAATCGGTCTGGGTATAGGAAAGTAAGCTTGATACTCAGTTGATCTTCGCTCTAAAAATAAAAGTCTTTTTTTCAAATCTTCATTTTCTTGCACAACAATATTTTGCAGGTCTTGAGTACTTTGTATTAAGTTTATAATTTCATTTTCCAAAGTCATCTTTATTTTACCATCTGTTCTAATTTGATAATCCTATCTTGCAAGCTTAGAATTGTTTTATTTTGCTCTACGATCATACCCGCAAGTTTGGCTATTTCCTCAGTCATAGCTAGATTAAGCCTGGTTCCTTTATGCTCTAATTTTATTAGCTCCAAAGGGATCTCTTGTAAAACAAGATCAAAGGCAAGTAGTAACTCTTCATTTTTAGTTTTGATAGCTAGTGGTTCAATATCAGTAGTCGATAA